CACTAAAAAGCATTATCTCGCGAATCGTGAAGAGCGTTTGGTCTACGCCCGCGATTATTGGCTCAAAGGTCAATATGGAATCAGCTACGAAGACTACGAAAAGCTACACGAGAAGCAAGATGGGCTTTGCGCCCTTTGTGGTAAAGGGGAGAAAGGCAGACGCCTTTCCGTAGATCATTGTCACGAAACTGGGAAAATTAGAGGCTTGCTATGCCCCGGCTGTAATACAGCGCTCGGTGCCTTAGGAGATACTACAGAAGCTCTACAGCGCGTAATTGAATACTTGGAAGGCGAATGTCTGACCAAATCACTTTAACTCCCGGAAGCAAAGAATGGCTTAGATGGCGTAAGTTGGCAACAGAAACCATCCCCGGTCAGAGATCAGCATTATACTTTCTCAACAGCAAGATACGGTCTCTAGAGACTTTGGTGCCGATTACATATCGAGCGCACCTTGGGATGATGCTTTTTGCGGAGAACGCCACGGGGATACCAGAGATAGATGAAGCAAGAATCAAACTTATCCTAGTTCCTCGTGGTTGCGGGAAGTCATCGCTCATAACAAAAGGGCTTCCCATCCTCAATGTTCTAAGGAATCCCAACTTTGCAACAGGAATCGCCAACGAAACAGCAGCCTTAGCACAAACTTTCCTTCAAGACATCAAAGGAGAGTTTGAATCCAACCCCATCCTACGAACGCTCTTTCCCGAAGTAATCCCAGACGACTTTCGTTCAACGACTTGGAAAGCTGATCGCATTATTACAAAAAGGGATAAACCTAATCCTACCTCGCCTACTATTCTTGCAACGGGTGTAGGAGGTACAGTAACAGGTGTCCACATGGGAAGTTGGATATGTGACGACCTTATTTCTCAGAATGCAGCAGAAGCCGCTTATCGAGGAAACAACTCAGAAATAGAAGCAACCAATCGTTGGATAACGCGACTTCAACCCCTTTTGGGAAGCCCCAAACGAGATCCGATTTACTTTATCGGGACAAAATGGTGGGAGGGAGATTCGTATGAGTTTGTTGAGGAGTTTTGGGGGGGCAAGGAGGAATCACGAGAGTTTTTATGGACTTTAAGATTGCCCGCACAAAAGTTCTCTTGGGAAGGTGGAGTTGTTGATAGACAGGCAGAAGCGCAAACTATTAAACTTCGCCGCCGGGGAGAAGTTGCCATTTTCAAATTCCCTGCCATTGACGAAAACGGCAGATCTATCTTCCCCGAAAGATACACGCTTGAGGAACTTGGAAAGATGCAGGAAGAGGATCCAGTCTTCTACAGCGGACAATATCTACTTGAACCGGCTGCTGGTGCCGCCTCCATCTTTGACCCGAAATGGTTAAAGACTTATGAAATGGATGGAGGCTCAATACTTTTTGACGGAGAAGACGGCAGAAAAGAGTATCTTCGTACCGATGAACTGACAACAATGATTTCTGTCGATCCTGCGTTCTCCAAGAAATCTTCGGCAGCTAGAACAGCCATCCCTGTCGTAGGTACAGACGGCAAACGACTTTTTCTGCTTGAAGACTTTGCGGCTAGGTTGGATTCTGAAGATGAAATAGCTGCCAAAGTTGCAGAATTCACTATTCGTTACAAACCCCAGAAGATATTTATTGAGACCATAGTTGCTCAAGTCGCAGTTGCAAACGCCGTTCGAAGAAGGTTTCGTGAAGAGGGCTTAGATGAATCCATAATTGAAGAGATAAAGTCTCACGGAAAAGAACGTAAAACCATGAGGCTATATGGACTCGAGCATTACTTCAAGAGGGGCATCTTCTACTACCACACCAACCAATTCAAGTTCTTTAAGGAGTATGTTGCCTTCCCGAGAGCCCTCCTTAGGGACATCCTAGACGCACTCTCCTTCATGAAGGATGAATGGGAGAAGATCTTCACGATGACTCACTTTGGGGGCGGGCATCGGAGGAAGCCTGAGGAGATTCAGGCGGAGGATGAGAAGGCGATTGAGAGGATTCGAACCTCTTGGGGACGGAAAAGGAGACGGAGATGATTAGAGTGATTGATCACGAAGGTCGGCCCTTTTGGCTCAACTCAAAAAGGATTGACTCCATTACACAGACTGATATGCTTAATACACAAACAGGTAAACAAGCATCCGTCATCCATTATCACAGTGGTTCCTCATGCTTCACCATCCACATGAATGAAACTCTTGACGACGTAAAGAAGATGATTGATGAGGCTTCGGGAGTTGAGTAAACGCTACCCAACGTGGATAGCATCAAAAGGTAAGATCTTCAGGCAGATAGATTATCTAGGACATCCTCCACCCCCTTGTTTGGAAGGCGTAATCCGAAGAGGCGTTGACTCGGGCGTTAAATTTGGGGGAGCCATCCTCGCCCCTCCAATCCCTAGAGAATGCCCCAATTCGAGCCGGTCTCCTTCGGAAAAGGCCGCAAAGATGATTTTCTTGACTGGATCGCCCAAGAGCTTTGGCAAACCCTTGGGGATCGCGAAGACCTCAATCGGACGTGGGAAAACTACATTCTCCAATGGCGAGCAAAACTCCCAGATGGAGAGCTTGATTTCCCTTATGTCGGTGCATCGAACCTAGAACTCCCTCTCACAGCAATGCACGAGAACCCTGTCTATGCTGACATGGTTCAATCCTTTGGGGCTCCCGCCGACTATTGGACTCCTCAGGCTAAGCGCGAAGACCGAGTTGACTCCATCACTCCTCTTCGCGAAGGCCTCACCGCCCTAGAGAAGCGCTTCCTAAAGATCCGTCGAGTCAACGGAAAAGCCTTCCTTGACAACGACATCCTGGGCTCATGCGTCTACAAAAACGGTTGGCGCTCAGAAAGGCGGTTCCGCCGTCGTTATCTCCCTGATGGAACTTCGAAGCGTGAGACCGTCATTATCTCTCAACCCTCAATCATTCATGTCCCACTTTCACGCCTATACTTCCCAGCTTATGCGTGGTCAACAGACATGGACGCCGCAGGAGGCGTTCCATGGATAGCTGAGGAACACCGTTGGAGCCCCGAGGAATTCGACATTTGGGCACGAGGAAGTGCCGAACTTCCTGGATTCGACGAAGAAGCAGCCGAAAAGGTTCGCAAGTTCTTCGTCACTGAAGACGCTCCAGTGCAACAGACGCAGCGTGAGGAAGCAGAATACGAACCCTTCAAAGACGAAAGAATCAAGGTCTACGAAGTCTGGTGCCGCTTCGATACTCAAGGCGACGGCATCACGGATGACTTCGTAGCAACTGTTGAGCACGATTCGAAATCCCTCCTTCGCGCAATCTATTTCCCGAATGCCCACGGCAAACACCCCTTCAACGTCGGAAACTATCTCCCTTCGCAAAGCATCTACGGAATCGGACTGAGTGAGATTGATGAGTGGGCCCAAGAAGCGGGAACGAAGCTCCTCAACGCCCAAATCGACAACGTTCTCCTCGCAAACACCCGAATGTACACCGCGCCCCTCGGAAGTCAATTCCAACAGGGCTCAACAATCTATCCATCTAAAGTCTGGTACCTTGGGCCTGATGAGGCGATTGGCGAAGTAAGGATGAGCGATGTCTATCCCTCGCTCCCCGCCTCTCTCAACCAACTCATGCAACTCAGCGAACTCCGAGATGGGGTGAGCGATCTACGGCAGGGAAGCCTCACGGGACTCCCAAGTCGGACTCCCGCAACCTCTCTGCTTTCAATGCTCCGTGAAGGCAACAAACGCTTTGACATGATTCATTCAAACATGAGAGACATTCATTCTGAGATGGGACTTCGCATGCTCCAGAACGTTGCCCAGAGAGCTTCCGAAGATCAAGTCCAGTGGGCAAACTTCTTCATCAACACCATCGGAAGAGAAGACGCTGAGAAGGTGATGGGAATCCTTCTCACAAACGATGTGGCGGAGATTGAGGAAGCCTTTGGGATCGGCGTGACGGCGACTTCGGCCCAAGTCAACAAGGAAGTCGAGAAGCAAGGCTTCATAGGCATGCTCCAGATCACTCAGCAAATCTATCAAGCCCTTGTTCAGACTGCGATGTTGATGGCCCAAGTCCCCGATCCCGTCGTCCAAGAGACAGCAAAGGCTGCCTACGCTTCGGGAGTTGAGATGCTTGCGCGGCTCTTCGAACGCTTTGACGTCCAAAATCCCCGAGATCACCTCGGAAACCTGGAGGCTGTCGCTAACTCTCTCAACGCTCAACAGAATGGCGGAAACGCAGCCACAGGCGGCCTCGTGGGAGCCCAAGATCTTGGTTCTCTCGGACCCCAAGGCGGGCCTCCGCAGTCTCTTGATCCAGCTGCACTTGCTTCTATATTCGGTCTTTAACCTTAGAGGAAAACAATGTCCCTACCCAAGATCCCCCAATCCGTTCGCCAAGACACCCTCGAAGTTATCAAAGCGTACCTCACCGAGGAAAACTCCGACGTCTTCGTGCGAGCCCTAACCCGGAGAGTCAAACGAAGGCTCCCCCGTTGGGTTCGTTGGCTTCCGGTTGGGCGAGTGCTTGACGCTCTCCTCCCCGAAATCCTTCTTGAATTCTTCGAAGATCTCCTCGCGTAGGATGCATCTATGGCCCAACATCCTCAGGGGGAAAATGAACTCCTCAAACTTCTCGCGCAACAGGATGTCACCAAGGTTGCTGACCCAACTCAACCCACACCTGAGATGGGAGGAGCCGAAAATCTCCTCCTAAATCTTTTGAGTGGAATCATGCCCCAATTTGCCCAAAGTGCAGCGGGGCTTCAACCGCAACGACCGAATCTTCTTCTAGCTCTTGCTACTGGAATGCTTCTAGGAGCGCCTAAAGGAATCGGAAAAGCTTTGGCCCCTAAAGTTCCTGGAATCTTTGGGGGGGTCTCTGAATTAGGTAAGCGAGGGCTCCGAGTTTTCGCTCGCGCTGAGGGGTCTAAGGCACGCACAATCGTTTCAATCACTCCAAACCCCAAGAAACCGGGTACTTGGAAGGCTACAATCTTTGACGATACTCGTGAGCAAGGTCAAGTCTTAAGGAGTGTAGTGGATTTTGACACTCGGAAAGAGGCTTTAGAAGCTGTGGGTGGAGGCCGGAAGTTCTTTGAGGGTTTTAAAGAAATTCCCATAGGAAAAGAGGCTGAGATGGAGGCTACTTTCGCACGTTTGTTTACCCCAAAAAAGGCATCATGACCTTCTTCAACCTCAAGGAACTCTTCACTCGTCGAAGAGAGCCTCCCCCAAAGGACTTCACTCTCCCCTACGGCCTCAAACCTTCGGAATGGAACGCGCTTCGCAGTTTCCGGGGCGAAGAATCTTTCGATCTTTTCCTAAGCGTGCTTGACGAAGTAGTTAAATTAAACGGCGAACTCCTCTTAGCAGCAGCTAAGGATGAAAACCGACCCGCTTGTTGGTGTAAAAAGTGCAACGGAGAAAACACTAAAAAGCATTATCTCGCGAATCGTGAAGAGCGTTTGGTCTACGCCCGCGATTATTGGCTCAAAGGTCAATATGGAATCAGCTACGAAGACTACGAAAAGCTACACGAGAAGCAAGATGGGCTTTGCGCCCTTTGTGGTAA